GGTGGAGCGACTTTTAAGCCGACTCAGGTTGCTAACGATCAGGCTCAAATGTTGGATTCTCGTAGGCTCGCTGTTGAGGATGTTGCTCGTATGTTTAGAGTGCCTGTGAACTTGATTGGTTTGTCGGAGCGTGGTGCTCAGTCGTATAACTCTAATGAGCAGAATGCTATTAGTTTTGTGACTCACACTTTGAGACCCTGGCTGGCTAAGTTGGAGGATGCGTTTAGTGCGTTGCTTCCTGATGCTGCGTTTATTCAGTTCAATACTGATGATTTGCTTCGTGGTGATTATGCGACTCGAATTGAGGGTTATGCCAAGATGCTTCAGAATGGTGTGATGTCTGCGAATGAGGTTAGGCGTAGAGAGAATATGCGACCTATTCAGGGCGGTGACACTGTTCGAGTTCCTTTGGCGAATGTTGATATTAATGCTGCTGGTTTGACTGAGAGTGAAGCTAAGGTTGCTATGGCTCAGAAGTTGATTGGTTTGGGCTTTGTTCCTGAGGATGTTTTGAAGTCTCTTGGTTTAGATCCGATTGCTCATACTGGTTTGCCGACTGTGCAACTTCAGAATCCGACTACTGTTCCAACTGGCAGTTATGAGACAGGCGAGTAATGCCTTATTTTATTTCTAAGACTGCTAAGGGTTGGGATACTGTCAAACAGGATGGAACTGTTTTGGGTTCTCATTCTGATAAAAAGGGTGCGATTGCTCAGATGGTTGCTTTGAGTATTGCTGAAAAGATGCCTCCTGGTGGTGAGCGGGCTGTTGCTGATGGCTCTTATAGTCCTCCTGCTGGGGTTGCTGAAGCTGCAACTAGGGCTTTGAAGTGGATTGCTGATGGTAAGGCTGGGAGTGGTTTTACTGCTGTTGGTCGTGCTCGTGCTGTTCAACTGGCTTCTGGCAAGGATGTTTCTGCTGATTTTGTCAATAGGATGATTAGTTATTTTGCCCGTCATTTTTCAGATTCTAAAGCTATTGGTTTCAATCAGGGGGAAGATGGTTTTCCTTCAGCGGGGCGTGTAGCGTGGGATGCTTGGGGTGGAGATGCCGGTCAAACTTGGGTTAATGGATTAAGTGAAAAGGATATGAATATGGCGAAGCGTGATGTTGTTGCTGATGTTGGCATCACCGATTTGGATGACACTCTCTTTGTGAATGGTGCTATTCATCAGGATTATTACGACTGGTTAGATCACCAGAATGTGAAACTTGTGATTGTGACTGGTCGTGACGAGTCTCAGCGTAATGACACTATTGACCAACTTGATGAGTTTAATGTTCCTTATCGTGAACTGATTATGAAGCCTTCAGAGATTGCTCCTAAAGATGTAAATACTTGGAAAGGTTCGGTGGCTAAGGTAATGCTTGATAATGGTGAGAATGTGAGATTTGCTGTGGATAATAACCCTGAAGCAAGAGCTGCGTATAAGAAGGCTGGTGTGCTTGAGGTGCTTGACCCTAAGACTATTGACTATTCCAGTAAGCGTGATTTGCCTGAGGAAGTCGAGCCTGTTGCTGATGAAGCGTTAGAGCCAACTAAAGAATATTTGGCTGAGGAACTAAAAGATTTCTTAGGTAACTTGGTTTCAGCTAAGTTTTTGGCTCATGGTGCTCATTGGAATGTCAAGGGTGTTTTGTTCTCTCAATATCACAAGTTTTTTCAAAAGATTTATGAGGACTATGATTCAGCGATTGACCCGACTGCCGAGAACATTCGTAAGTTGGACATGGATGCTCCATTTACTTTGCCGGAGTTTATTTCTTATACAGATATTGATGCGACTTTTATTGGTGGAGACCCTGTCCAGTTATCTTTAGCAATCTATAAAGCTAATGAAATGCTTTTAGAAGATGTTGTTGAATTACAGGAATGTGCAGAAGATCTAAAGCAACAGGGAATCTATAACTTCCTAGCCGATTTGCAGGATAGATTCTCTAAGTGGCACTGGCAGTTGGGTGCTGTTATTGGGGATGATTTGCGTAACGCTTATGCGACTGACATTGAGGAAGTTGGTGAGGTGCATGACCCTGCTCAACCGACTGATGAAGCTGCAAGTGAGATGACTGGTTTGGATGGCGACATGACTGAACAGGTTATGGGTATGCCTTCTAGTGTGCAGATGGATAGTGTTCGTTTCATTGACCCGACTCAGGTTGCTGTTTTGGCGAAGCGTGGTGAGCGTGTAACTAAGGGTATTGAGCGTAGGCAGATTGTTCGTGACTTGGAGATTCGTGCTGAAGGTGATGGCATGACTCTTAGGGGTTATGCAGCTGTCTTTGATTCTCCTAGCCAACCGCTTCCGTTTACTGAGACTATTGCTCCTGGAGCGTTTAGAGATTCTTTGAACTCTCGTAATGATGTAAAGTTGCTTTGGAATCACGACACCGGAACTGTTTTAGGTTCGACTCGTGCTGGCACTCTAAAACTCTCTGAGGATGGTAAGGGCTTGCTAGTTGAAGCCATGCTCCCTGATACTCAGGCTGGGCGTGATGCTGCAACTCTTATCAAGCGTGGAGATGTAAACGCTTTTAGTTTTGGTTTCCGAGTTCCTGCTAATGGTGATGAATGGCCTTCTGCTGATCAGCGTATTTTGAAGCGTGTGAATGTGCATGAGGTTAGCCTGGTTGCTTTCCCTGCCTATACTGCGACTGAGGGAACTGCTAGTGTTAGAGCTATGACTGAACTTGCTGACAAGATTGCTAAATTGGCTGAGATTCGTGGTGTTTCTGCTGAGGAACTAACGGATGCTCTATTGGCTTTGGAGTCCGGTGATGAACTTACTGAGCGTCAGGGTGAACTTTTGACTGACACGCTTGGCAAGGTTCTGAAAAAGGATGAAACTGTCACTAACCCTGCTCAACTCTTAGACCTAAAACAGAAGCAACTTGACTTACTAATGTCTAAGATTTAGGCTGTAAACCTCAGATAGGCTTCCTCTCGTTTTGCTTATCTGATAAAAAAAATGAGCTAATTCTTTTCCCCTGCTGACAACCTTCCTGTTGGCAGGGGTTTTTCTTTATCTATGTCTTTTGGGTGTATAAACTTATTTATACAGGCGTGTTTATCCCCTGATCTGATTATGTGCGTTTATCGCTGAATCAAAAAACAATTCCCCTTATGTTCTTGAAAGGAACAAACCTAAATGAGTGATTTTATCGCTAAACAGGTTGATGCTAAGGCTAAGGCGTGGCACGAAGCTAAAGAACTGATTGATTCAGTTGAAGCTCGCGGTGGCGTATGGTCAGGTGAAGATGAAGCAAAATACGCTTCTCTAACCGCAGACATCAACAAAAGAAATGAACTAATCGAACTTGAGCAGCGTGAAGCTAAGGTTGCTGAAGTTGTCCAGAATGCAGCAGTGAACTTTGCTGGTGCATCATCCTCTGACTCAGAAGCAGACATCCTTCGTAAGATGATCGCTGGCGAGATTCGTGGACACGAGTTCCGTAGCATCACCGGTTCAACAACTGGTGCACCAGTGCCAACCTCGTTCTACAACGAGATTGTCAAGGTTGCTCGACTTGTAAACCCATTGCTTGACTATGCAACTGTAATCAACACCGCTTCTGGTGAGAACCTACAGATTCCATCACAGGCAACCTTCTCGACTGCCACCATTGTTGGTCAGGGCGTTAGCATCGGCACGAGTGAGCCTTCATTTAATTCATTTACTACTTTGTCAGCGTTTAAGTTCTCTGCACTTGCTCAGTTGTCTCGTGAACTTGTTTTGGATGCAGGTGTAGACATTGTTGGATTCCTTGCTGACCAATTCGGTAACGCTTTCGGTAACGCTATCGGTAACAAGCTAGTAAACGGAACTGGAACTGTTGAGCCAACTGGTTTCCTTCCTGTTGCTGGAACTGGTGTAACTGGTTCAACTGGTGTTGCAGGTGCTTTCACTGCTGACAACATTGTTGATCTTGTTTACAGCCTTGATGGTGCACTTCGTTCAAAGCCTTCTTTTGCTCTACTTGCTAACAGCGTTTCAATCGCTGCTATGCGTAAGCTAAAGGACAACTATGGTCGTTACTTGTTCGACATTGGTTTAGGCCAGGACAAGCGTGACCTAGTGTTGGGTGTT